CACTTAGTCAATGGACTTTTGTAAATAAATATTCTAATTTTATTAATACTGGCCATGGATCATCAACGTCTCCTCATTTACCAGATTATTATCCAAAAGGATTAAAAGCAAATCTTCCAAACTATTTTAATCCTATTCAAACATATACAAATTTTTATAATACCACTCTTTATCCATATCTAGAAGATGGGGCAATTACTCCGCCATATTATATAGGTAGTACCACAATAGCTGATACCACCAATAGACGTCCTAGAATGGCATCTCCATTGCCAAAACCAGCTAACAATGAAGGCATACAAAATTTAAAAACAGGAGATCAATTCAAAGAGTTTACAGTTAATAAAAAATTAGATAATATAGAAGGCATATATAAAATTGGATCTAACAGTTATGTAGGAGATGAAGATAATCCATCATTATCTAGTTATCGTAGACTATCGCAAGGAATTAACGTAAGTAGTAATATACAACCCGCAGATGCTTTACGACGAGCTAGTGCAATAGTTGCATTAGGAGCAGCATCTGGATTTACTGGCTCTCCTAGATTAATACAGCTAGGATCAGCAGCAGCAGGTGCTATTGAAGGAGAAAAATCGTTATATAACGCAGTACCATTTAAAAACTTAGGAAAAGTTGGCATCTACAAATATTTACCATTTCAAGATTTCCGTGCAAGAAAAGGGTTTGATCAAGAAGATTTACTTGGAAAACGATTAGACGGAACTGCATCTGCGTTACGAGCGATCCGCACCAAATCAGGAAGACAAGGAGCTGTTGGCGGAGCATATGCAGCAGCTAGCTTATTAACAGGAGCTTATACAGCATTTAATTTAGAAGCAACATACGGGTTTGGAGAGCATGGTACCCCATACGCATTACGAAATGATTTTACTGCAAAATCTCATGTTGCAACACATTGGGAAAATAGAGTTGGTGGAGGATTTTGGAAAGGTCCAACAACATTAAAAAATCCTCTAGCTAAGTTAACTCCATTTCGAGGAGATAAAGTAACAGTTATAGATTTTAAAAAAACAACATTAGATAACGTATATAATTGGCAACCTTCTAGTCAAGGTCTAAGCGGGCAAGATGGCGCATTAGGTGCTTTAGGTGCTGCTATTGACAAAATATCTGGCCGTGTAACAAAAGACTTTATCAAGTTCTTTTTAACAGGCCCAAAGTTAACTCCATTTACTAACGATAAAGATCAAATAGATGATGTAATGGTATTTAGAGCTATTATAACTAGTTTAACAGATTCATATAATCCTAGTTGGAATCCAACCCAATTTATAGGTAGAGCAGATCCTTCTTATAACTATACTGGATATTCAAGAGATATAAATTTAGACTTTACTGTGTATGCAACTGACAGAGATGAATTAAAACCTATATGGAGAAAATTAAATGCACTAGCAGGATATACAGCACCAGAATATGATGGTAGCAGTATTGCACTTAAAGGACCATATTTACGATTAACTGTTGGAGATTTATATTATCAACAACCATTAATAATTAATAGTTTATATTTTACATTACAAGATTCAGAAACAACATGGGAAACAAATATAGAAGAAGATGCTGAAAATATGGAAGTTCCAAAACAAATTCAAGTATCTATAGGCGGAACATTAATAACTGATTATTTACCTCAAAAAGGAGGAAGATTCTATACATTGGCTCATAAAGATATGTTAACGTCTGACTCACCAGAAAAAGGATCAACAAATTGGTTGAGTGACATGAAAACTAATAAAGATGTAGAACCAGAACAAATTCAAGCAGGAAACACTATAGCTTCAACTATAGATACTAATATAGATAATATTCTTGGCCCAGGTGGCGTAGGCGGAGAAAACTTTAGGTAAGGAAAATTCATGAGTAGATACGCAACAACAAAACAAATAAAAGATTCTAAATTAAATCGTAAAGCAGAAACTACTATTATTACTGCAACACCACCTTCTCCGTCGGATATATACATACAAGTATCAACACCAGAACGTTTAGATATGTTAGCTCAACAATTTTATGGAGATGCTACACAATGGTGGATAATAGCAGCTGCAAATGGATTAGGTAAAGGAACATTATTTACTCCAGAAAATGTAAGATTACGTATCCCAGATTCTTCTACACAACAAGATTATATTGATTTAGTAAACTCAGAAAGATAGGTTATAATAATGGCAGGCGATATATTTTATTCAAGCTTAGATCCCAAATTACGCATAGAACTAGATGCTAGGGCAAAAGCTGGATTTTCTAGTAGAAATACCAAGGATCTTGACTTTATGCTTAGTAAAATAACTAATGTTGAAATAACTGCATATAAAGGCCCTATATTAAAAAATACTGAAAAAGTAGACTACAAGGAAAACGTTTCCAGATTTGCTATATTAGGAGGAAAAAACGTTAGGGCCGGATCATATCTTCCAAATACAGGTAACCCAAGTGAAACCCAGAGTGGCGGATATTTAACTGCAGATCGACCGGCTAGGAGAATACCACCAGTTATAACATTAGCAGAAATTAATATTGGAGATCATTCCATGGCTTTATTAAATAAGGCTACATTTAATGTGTTAATTTCAGATCCATCTGCAGATTTAAATGAATTTGAAAGTGTATGGTTTAGGCCTGGTCGTAACGTCGAAGTTAGATTTGAAGGACATAAAAATCAAATTGTTTCTTTTGCAGACACAACTGGATTATTGGAACCACCTCCCAGTACATTAGATTCTAGACGTCAAATATTGATAGACAAATATGGAGCTGATTCAGCATCGGAAAAACAACTTCAATTCAGAAAAATGAATGAAATCACATTTGCTGGCGTTATTACATCGTTTACATTTTCATATCAACCAGATGGGACTGTGGAAGCTACAATAATGATGTCTGGAACTAGTAATATATTTACTGATGTTAGTTTGATGTTACCAAAACAAGAAGGTGAAAAATCTGACAATAATGAAACAAACACATTTTATAAAAAAATTGAAGAGACTGTTAATACTTCGATTGCTGAAATACAAAATCAAACAATTATAAATGAAGAAATCATCATAAACAATATTTCAGATCAAAGCATACTAGTAGGATCATTGTATAAAGAAAAAGGCTATTCTGCTGATAAAAAAATTGATCTACAAAATCAATACAAATATATATCACTAGGATATTTAATAGATTTAATAAATAAAAATTTAATAGTTAAGTTAAATAATGTGCCAAAAAAAGAAGAAGAAACTAACGACACAGATGAAAACGCAGCTGTCCCTCAAAATAAACTTGAACCAATTGCTAAAAACGCAAAAATTATATGCACAGATGATGTTTGTCAAGGTGCTGTATATAAATATTTAGTATCTGCAGATCCAAAAGAGATAATATTATGGAGAGGAACAAGTAAAAGCTTAGTATCTACATATCCAGACACTAAAACAGAAATTGAACCAAGTAAAGACGATAACACAGTAGGTACTACAACAGACAACAAAACTGTTACTTCACAAGAAATTGAAGCTCAAAAAATAATGCCAGATGTCACTCCTAAATCAGCTGGATTTCAAGTCGATGGCAAAACTTTTCCTAGTCGAATTTATATAGGAGTTGAGTCAGTATTAAAATTAATATTAGAAAAAGATGATGTTGAAACTGTTAATGATTTACTAAAACATGTGTCTAGATATATTTCTAGAAATACAGGCGGTATAATTAAAATGAGATTAATTACAGATCCACAAAAGCCAGATGTATTATTATATTATAATGCAAATTATATAGGAGATGCAAACAGTCAAAATTTTGTAAATCAAGATCCATTTTTAGTACCAATGTCAGCCAGAAATTCATTAGATACAAGAAATTCCAAGTTGCCTGGTAGTATAGTAACTGATGCAAAAATTTCATCAAAATTGCCGGATAATCTAAAAAATCTTGCATTTGTATTAAATGAAGGATCTGAAATTTCAAAATCTTCTATATCTCCATTTGTTACTTACATGTACGCAGATGACGCTCAAAAAGAAAATATAGCTGCTCAATACTTAAAAAAGCATAACGAAATTATAGAACAATTACGTGAAGCAAAAGCTTTATTAACTAATGATTACACATCTGTACCAAATGTTCAAAGACTACGTGAATTATTATATAAATATCAACAATATCCAACAAAAAAAATACAAGATACAAATATACTCAATGCACCAACATTTATATTTGATGCTGAAATTACAATTGAAGGAATACAAGGATTTAAAATTGGAGATGTAATGGAATTACCAGTATTACCAGATAGATATAGAAAAGAAGTAGTATTTAGTGTAATAGGAATAACACACAATGTAGATGCATCTGGTATATGGCAAACTAAACTTAAATTAATAATGAGACCAAAAGTTAAATGAGACAAAAAGCATATTATACAAAAAGTGATACAGAAAATAATTTATATACTATTGGAAACAAATATATGTTATCTGATACTACTGAATATAAAGGATCATATCATAGATATATATCTACCAATGAAATATATACCGAAGCCCAATGGTCGCCATTAAAGTCTAAACCATTAATTCCATTTAAGGAAACTTCTGCAATTGTAATGTTATATAAAACTTTAAATCCAGATATTAAAACTGCATACACCGGACCTACTGATTATCGTGTAAAAATTAGTCTTGAAGATCGTAAAAAAGGATCGATTGATAGATATTTTTTAAAAAAAGTAAATGAACCTAGGATTATAGAAATTAGTAAACAAACATTTGAAGACTTTGCTGCATTAAAAGTAGATCCAAATTTATATAAAACTGCAAAACTAAAATGGCATATAACAGGAGAAATAACAGATTCTCAAATTGGCTCGTTGTTAGAATTAGGAGTTGAAACTAAAAATAAACGAGCAGTACAAGAAGCAAACAAAAATTTACAAAGACTAGATGTCAAATTAAGAAATTTAACAGAATTCTTTTCTGATACTACATTTAATGTTCCAGATGATATTAATAACTTGGATAATACATAAAATTTTATTATTATATTAATGTATGATAATAGTAGACGATTTAGATGAACTAGATTCGTTATTACAAGGTATTAAAACAGATGATAGTATATTAGTAGTTCCTGTACTTTCTGATCATCAATTACATCCGTCGATAAATAAGATATCGTGTATATACGTATATTCTAGTAATGAAATAGAATTCATTGTTCCAATACATCATACTGAACAAATAACCGGGTTTTCAGAACATTTACATAAGCTTCTCGATCTAGAATCAATATTTGTACATGATAAAAAGTTATGGTTACAAATGGGCGGAAATGACAATGTTTTTGATGTAAAGACATTATGGTGGTATACATATGGAGAATCATATAACGAATCACATTATTATACTACAGCTCATAATTTTTATTGGAGAAGACATACAAACTTACAGCATATCAACACTATTATTCCATTAATGAATCATGGAGCAATGTGTCAAAAAATTAGAAAATATGCAATGCCAATGATTATGAATTCTAAATTAACAAATTCATATAAACAATTTAATTCATTATATCCAAAAGTATTTGCTCAAATTGAATCTAACGGTTTGCAAGTTGATAATTCATTTAAAATGGATAATTTAATAACAGAAGGACGAGTTTATTCTCAATACCATTATCATACAACTACTGGTCGACCTTCAAATGCATATCGTGGATTCAATTTTGCAGCAATGAATAAAGAAGATGGTACAAGAGATTCATTTTGTAGTAGATTTGATAATGGAGCATTAATAGAAATGGATTTTGATGCATATCATGTTAGATTAATTGCAAGAATTATTGGATATGATTTGCCGGCTGGATCTGTACATAACTATTTTGGTAAATTTTATTTTGGAGTAGATACTTTATCTAAAGAACAGTATGAGCAAAGTAAACAAATAACATTTAGATTATTATATGGTGGAATTGACAAAGAATTTTTAGAAATTCCATTCTTTAAACAAGTTAATAATTATGTTTGGGAACTATGGAATAAATGGAAATCTGTAGGATATGTAAAAACTCCAATTAATCAACGTGTATTAAGTAATGAAAACTTAAAAGAAATGAATAAGAATAAGTTATTTAATTATTTACTACAAGCAGTTGAAACTGAATTCTCAGTAAAAAAATTATATGAAATCCAGCAGTTATTAGAAAAAACTAAAACTTGTTTAATATTATATACATATGATTCATTGTTATTTGATATACCAGTAACAGAAGCAAAAATAATTTTACCAAAGATAAAACAGGTATTAGAAACCGGAAAGTTCCCTGTTAAATGTAAAGTAGGCAATATTTATAGTAAAATGAATGACATCAAGTTATGATAGATAAAATTATTAATGAATGGACATATCAATTAGATTCTGGATATCCAACAAAGGATTCTGATTATGAAGTGCTTCGTACGGTATTACAAGAAACTGATATGCTTTCTGAACAAGAAATCGATCGCACAATTTATCAAGCTAAAGGCTTACACGAACAAGACGAAAGTTTTTTTGAAAATATGTCTGATGCATTATCTGCAGCAAATGTTTCATCAAATCTAATACAACTAGTTATACAAACATATAACACGTTATCACCAGAAGAAAAAATAGCATTCAAAGAAAATTTTAGAACTCATTCAATTGAATCATATGTTAACGGAGAAGGATATAAACCATTTGTTAAATTTTGGCCTTTAAAAGGCCCAGATCAAGGTAGAGGAGAATTACCAGTAATTCTAGCAGTAGCAGATAGTAGTTCTGGAGGGAATCAAGATAAAGATATCCAAATGGAAAATGGTGAAAAATGGGAAGTAAAAGAATTAGGAGAACCTTCAAATTATCATTTTGATCCTGCGGGGGATGGAGATGCTAATAGATATGACATAACATTTGAATTAAGAGATTTTTATAAAACAGTTATAGAACCATATGCTGATTTAGGAGATGTTTTTAGTACACTATCTCCAATGGTAGATCCAGAATCTCATGAAGCATTAAAAAAAATGATTGAAATTTTAGATACTCGATTTGCAAATAAAAATCAAAATCCTACTTCAGTTTCTATATTTCGTGAAGTTGCAATGGGATATTATTGGCAAAATTGGTATTTAGGATTTCAAGAACTAAATAAAATTTTCTATCAAACAAAATTAGATACTGATGTTAGAGATACAAGAGTAACTACTAATCAAGACGGTAAGAAACAATCATATTGGGTAAGCGACGACGAAGCTGAAAAAATTAGTGTTGCTTCTTCAACTAATAAGCCAATTACAATAAACGTAGGAAATATAATAGATAATGAAAACAAAGAAGTAATTATTTGGTTTAAACGATTAGAAAGAACCATGTTAATAAAAGAACCATCAGCTCTTGTACAAGGATTACAAAAAGTAAAAAATACATTCTTTGCTGGTATCACCGGATTAATTTGGTATTTTGATAAAGAAACTACCCCACATATAGGAACAGCTAGTGACTTTGTAATTGCATCAGTTACAAAAGGACATTATCGATTTAGACTTAGAAATAAAGTCCCTAAATTGGATAGTTATACATTTATGGCTGATCAAAGTTAGGATAAGAAGTGAGGACACAACTATTGTGCACATTTGCACATAAAACAAATTTAGACATAGTTACAGAATATATCAAGCAAAATTTTGAAATTCCAGAAAAGCGAATTTTTATTTTTGCAAATCATTCTAAGCGTAATGAATTATATTGCACATTTAATGCAGAAAATAATGAGTATCGTGGAAAAAATACAATTTCTATACACAGAAAAAAAGAAACTAATACATTGTATACGGTTAATGCATTAAATGAAGTTATCAAAGACTTAAATAATGGTATACTAGATAAAACAATGATTATTCCATGGGAAGCATATGAAAATTCCTTTATATTAGTAGATGATCCAGGATATAAAAGAATAGATTTGGTATTTGTGCGAAGAATTAATTTTTAGATATATTTATATATAGAAAGAAAATAACATCATGATCAAATTAAAAAAAATATTAAAAGAAGGATTTGCATGGGAAAGAAATGCAGATGGATCTTTACCAACATTAGCAGACGCTACTACAAATCATCAAAAAAATCTTCAAGAACAATCTTTAAATAGATTACAGCCATTAATTGATATGGGATTTGAATTAGAAAAAATAGAAAACGGTTCAACTGTAGCTACATTAGAAAAAGGATCTAATAATATCATATTAATTATTGGAACAAATGCTGTATTTAAAGGATTATATACAATTGCTGGTAAAAAAGGAATGTTAGCTGGAACAATTGATGATAAATACATGGAAATAATTAAAGCTAAAGTTTCTAAAATGGGTATAACAGAAGTCTTAAAAGACAAAGACGGAAATGTACGAACAGATTTAAAATACAAAGATAATCAAAACTATCAACCAAGAATTGAATTGAAAAATACAAAAATGGGAAGTGGTACAAATCTTACAATAACAGTTAGTATAGATGGAAGTAAACCATTTGATATTGAATTTAATGATCATGAAGAAGTTGACGACCATGGGTATGAAAAATCAATTTGGATGTTTGGAACTGATGAAGGTGGCAACGATTGGGGAATGGAAGGATCAATGGCATTTCATGGAGAACTAGAAGACTTTGAAATTGACACCTTGGAAAAGGAAGAAAAATAATGAGTAAATTACAAGAAAATATGAGAAGATTTGGTACAAAAAATCTTACAGAATCTAATTTATTAAAAGAAGCTGCGGCTAATCAACAAAATTGGCTTAAAGGACATTTCAATAAAAAAGAAGGAGATTCAGGCGAATGGAAAATTGGCCAGAACGGAAACTTGGAAATATATGTTGATGGAAAATTAGCAGGAAATTTTTTAGCAGATGATAAGCTATCTATTCCAAACTCATTAATGGGAGATCTCCAAAAAGGTAATTATGATAAACCATATCAAGAACCTAAAAACTCATTTGATGACGATTTTGAATTTTAACAAAGAATTAAAAAAATTAAACAATTACACAATTAACTTTGAATTAACCAATTAATTACTTATAATATAATTAATAAATAAATAAATAATAACAATTAAACAATTAAAGGATACAATATGAGTTTAGACTTAAACGCCATAAAGGCGAAACTTAACCAATTAACAACAACTAACGACAGAAAAAATAACTATTTCAGACCAGAGCCTGGTAAACAAAGAGTAAGAATTGTCCCTTACGTCCACAGAAAAGAAAACCCTTTCCTAGAAATGTATTTTCATTATGATATTGCAAAGAGAAGTATGCTCTCTCCAATAACATTTGGTAATGCTGATCCGGTAGTAGAATTTGCCGAAAAGCTTAAGAAAACTGGTGACAAAGATGACTGGTTAATGGGTAGAAAAATTGAACCTAAAATGAGAACTTATGTTCCTGTTGTAGTAAGAGGTAAAGAATCTGAAGGCGTCAAATTTTGGGGATTCGGAAAAACAATTTATTCTGAATTATTATCTATTATAGCAGATCCAGATTATGGAGATATTACCGACTTAATGAATGGTAGAGATATTGATGTTGAATTTACTCCATCAGAAGGTCCTGGACAATATCCAAAGACTGCTATTAGAGTTAAGCCAAATACATCACCAGCTACCGAAGATAAAGCAATTGCAAAATCAATATTAGCTCAACCTAAAATAACAGAATTATTTCCAGAGCCAACATATGAAGAATTAGAAACTGCATTAAATGAATGGATGAATCCAGAAACAGCAGATTCTGATACTAATACTTCAACTCAAACAACAGCCGCAGCAAAGCCAGAAACAAAAACAAATGATACTAAAGCTACTAAGAAAACTGACGTAGCAGAAGCATTTGACGATTTATTCAATAATTAAGAAAGTTATATATGGCAAAGAAAAAGAGCGAACTGGAAGATTCATTAGCATCAACTCTAGCAGACAGTATTAATAAGCAATTTAAAGGACAAAATTATAAGTCAGCATTCTTTTTAGATGGTGATGAAGATGCTCCTACAAATGTTAATGAATGGATATCCACCGGATGTTCAATGTTAGATCTAGCTATTTCGAATCGTCCTAATGGAGGTTTTCCTGTTGGTAGAATTACTGAAATAACAGGACTTGAAGCTTCTGGTAAATCATTACTAGCAGCTCATACCTTAGCAGAGACACAAAAAAGAGGCGGATTAGCAGTATACATTGATACAGAATCAGCAAGTAGTGCTGAATTTTTAACAGCAATTGGCGTAGATTTAAAAACTATGTTATATGTTCCATTAGAAACAATAGAAGAAATATTTGAAACTATTGAAACTATTGTTGAAAACGTTAGAAAGTCTGACAAAGATAGATTAGTAACTATAGTAGTAGACTCAGTAATGGGTGCATCTACTAAAATAGAAATGGCTATGGAATATGATAAAGATGGATATGCAACATCTAAATCTATTATATTAAGTAAAGCTATGAGAAAAGTTACCAATTGGATAGCCAGAGAAAGAATATGTTTAATTTTTACAAATCAATTAAGAACTAAATTAGGCGTATCTTTTGGAGATCCGTGGACAACAGCCGGCGGAAAAGCTTTACCATTTCATTCATCAGTTAGACTTCGTTTAAAAAATACTGGAATGATTAAGGCCAGAGTAAATGGAGCTGATCAAGTAGTTGGAAATAAAACTAATGTACATGTCGTGAAAAACAGAATGGGACCTCCTAACAAAAAAATTGATTATGAAATATATTATGATAGCGGAATTGACAACTATGGTGGTTGGTTAAATATCATGAAGAATTTTAAATTAGTTTCTCAATCAGGAGCTTGGTATTCATTAGATGATGTTGATCCTGATACAGGTGAAGTATTAGATACTATCAAATTTCAAAGTAAAGATTTCATAGAAAAGGTAATACAAAATACTAAAATGAAAGACAGGCTATATGATAGAATTTGTGAAGCATATATATTTAAATACAGAGCCGGCGTTGACGGAGGTATTGATGATATAGTTGTTGATGAAGAAGTTATAAACGAAGAAGGATAATGAATAAATATCAAGAATTATTTAAGCAACTTCAAAAAGAAAAAGAAAGTATTCCACAAGGGCCGGACGATCATTTAATGATTTTTGACGGCCTGAATACTTTTATTAGAAGTTTTTCAGCAACTCCTTCAACTAATGAAGACGGAGAGCATATAGGAGGAATAACTGGATTTCTATATAGCATTGGTAAGTGTGTAAGAGATTTTAAGCCTTCTAGATGTATTATAGTGTTTGATGGGGTTGGGGGGTCAAAGCGAAGAAAAAAGATTTATAAAGATTATAAAGGTAATCGAGCTAATAAAACAAGATTAAGAAGACATGATCATCATATGCCAAGTATTGAAGATGAGCAAAAAGCTATGCGTCATCAATTTAGCAGATTAGTTTCATATTTAGATGCATTACCAGTAACATTTTTATCTATGGACGGTATTGAAGCAGATGATACAATTGCATATATTACAGAAATGTATGAAGTTAAGAGTAAAAAAATAACAATTGTATCAACTGATAGAGATTTTTATCAATTAATTAATGATAAAATTCAAATTTGGTCTCCTATTAAAAAGAAACTATATGATACATCTAAATTATTAGATGAGTTTCAAGTACACCCTAAAAACTATGTGTTATATAGAGCATTTACCGGAGATAAGTCAGACAATATTCCTGGTGTAATGGGGATTGGTCCAAAGACATTATTGAAACATATTCCTAATTTAAATAATGAACGTGAATATGAATTAGATGATTTATGGGAAGTATGTAATAAAAATATAGACGACTCAAAAACATATAAAAAGATATTAGATAATGAAAATATAATATCTGACAACTGGAGACTAATGAATCTAAAACTATTAGATATTCCAGCTCAAACAAAAAGTAATATTAGAAAAATTATGGAATCTCCAACTTCAGAATTAGATAAAATTGAATTCAGAAGACTTTTCATGGAAGATAAAATGTGGGCCGTGATGAAGAATCTACCAGATTGGTTAAATAATACATGGTTATCATTAAGTGCATTTGCACAAAAAACAAAATAATTGGATTTAATAATTATTTTCTATATAATAATATATGACAGATAAGTTAAGTGAGTATGGATGGACATTTCAAGTTAAAGTTTTGGCAGCTATGTTTGTGGATAGAACGTTTCTACAACAAATTGCAGATATTATCCAGTCAGATTATTTCGAATCTGATGCTAATAGTTGGTTGCTAGATATTCTAATAGAACATTTTCGAGAATATAAAACTCCTCCCTCAAAAGATGTATTAAAAGTTAAAGTTACTGAAATAGATAATGATATTTTAAAAACAGCAATTTTAGAACAATTAAAAGATGTATTCCGGTATATGGAGTCAGATGATCTAGAATTTGTAAAAAATGAAATACTAAAATTTTGTAAGAATCAAGAAATTAAACGAGCTATTATGGATTCAGTTGGATTACTTAAATTAGGTAGTTATGATGAGATAAAAAGCAAAATGGATTCTGCAATGAAAGCTGGCGCTGACACGGATATTGGACATGAATATAAAAAAGATGTCGTAGCAAGATATACAGAATCAGCAAGGCATACTATTAGTACAGGTTGGGATGTTATTGATGACTTAATGGATGGTGGATTAGCAAAAGGAGAATTAGGTGTAGTAATGGCTCCAGCTGGAATTGGTAAATCATGGATGCTTATTAATATTGGAGCAAATGCAGTAAAGCAAGGCAAAACAGTTATACATTATACATTAGAATTAAATGATAACTATGTAGGTCAAAGATATGATAGTGTAGTAACTGGTATTGCAGCTCAAAATTTAAAAAATCATACTGATGAAATAGAAGAAAAGCTAGAAACATTATCAGGCGAATTAATTATAAAATATTATCCAACTAAATCTACAGGAGTAATGGGTATTAAAGCTCATATTGAAAAAACTATAATGTTAGGGAATACACCAGATTTAATTGTAATAGATTATGGTGATCTTTTAAAGGTTAATACTAAAAAAGACAAACATGAAGCACTGGAAGAACTATATGAAGAAATGCGTGGTATGGCAGGCGAATATGAAATACCAGTATGGACAGCATCTCAAGCAGGAAGATCTGCATTGGAAGATGATATAATTGAAGCAGACAAAATTGCATCTTCATATGGTAAAGTAATGGTAGCTGATTTCTTAATGTCATTATCAAGAAAAGTAGAAGACAAGTTATCAGGAACAGGAAGAGGACATGTTATTAAGAACAGATTTGGGCCAGATGGAATAACATTACCAAGTAAAATAAATACAAATAACGGCCAGTTTAATTTTTATGAGCCACAAACTACGCAAGGTAGACAAACAACTCAAACAATGAAAACTGGTGATACATTAATTAAGAAAAATTTAGCACAAAAATTTAAAGATTTAGGCTAAAGTTTAACTAGTAATTATATTTATATTAAATTAATCGTAGGCCTCCAAAAGTGGGGTCTATTTTTGTCTAAAAAGAAAAAAGGAGTCACATAAATGAACATTTCAAATAAAATTTTATCAGATATTACAGTGCATATGAAATATGCAAAATATATACCAGAACTCAATAGAAGAGAAACTTGGGAAGAGCTTGTTACAAGAAATAAGAATATGCATATAAAGACATATCCAAACTTAAAAGATGAAATTGATGATGTTTATAAAATGGTATATAGTAAAAAAATATTACCTTCAATGAGATCTTTACAATTTGGAGGAAAGCCAATTGAAATATCACCTAATCGTGTATATAATTGTGCTTATTTACCAATTGATCATACTGACTCATTTAGTGAAATAATGTTTTTACTATTAGGTGGTACTGGTGTAGGTTATTCTGTACAAAAACATCATGTAGACAAATTGCCACCAGTAAATAAACCATACACTAAAAGAACAAGAAGATTTTTAATTGGTGATAGTATTGAAGGTTGGGCAGACGCTATTAAAGTTCTTATGAAGTCTTATTTAAATGGTAAAAGTTCAAGAATTGAATTTGATTTTTCTGATGTTAGACCTAAAGGAGCTCAATTAGTTACATCAGGTGGTAAAGCACCAGGTCCACAACCATTAAAAGAATGCATACTAAAGATTACAGGTATATTAGATGGCAAAGAAGATGGTGATAGCCTATCTACCGTAGAAACACATGATGTTGTTTGTCATATAGCTGATGCTGTATTAGCTGGAGGAATTAGACGAGCTGCGTTAATTAGTTTGTTTTCTGCAGACGATGAAGCAATGATTGGAAGTAAATCAGGAAATTGGTGGGAAACAAATCCACAAAGAGGAAGAGCTAATAATTCAGCAGTATTAATGAGACATAAAGTAACTAAACAATTTTTTATGGATCTTTGGAAACGTGTAGAATTATCTGGAGCAGGTGAACCTGGCATTTATTTAAATAATGATAAGGATTGGGGAACTAATCCATGTTGTGAAATAGCATTAAGACCTTTTCAATTTTGTAACTTATGTGAAGTAAATGCTTCAGACATTGAATCTCAAGAAGATTATGACAATAGAGTAAAAGGCGCAGCATTTATAGGTACACTACAAGCAGGGTATACTGATTTTCATTATTTAAGAAATATTTGGAAAGAGACAACAGAAAAAGATGCGCTTATTGGCGTATCAATGACAGGAATTGCATCTGGTGTAGTTTTAGGTTATGATATGACAAAGGCTGCTAATATAGTTAAAAAAGAAAATTCTAGAGTTGCAAAACTAATAGGTATAAATAAGTCAGCTAGATCAACCACGGTTAAACCAGCAGGAACTACTTCATTAGCATTAGGAACATCATCTGGAATTCATGCATGGCATAATGATTACTATATTAGAAGAATCCGAGTAGGAAAAAATGAATCAATTTATAAATATTTAGTAGAAAATCATCCTGAGCTAATTGAAGATGAATATTTTAGACCACATGACACTGCAGTAATATCGGTACCACAAAAAGCACCTGACGGAGCAATAATGAGAACCGAATCACCTTTTGCATTATTAGAAAGAATAAAAAAGATAGCAACCGAATGGGTAGCACCAGGCCATAGAAATGGTAGTAATACGCATAATGTATCAGCAACCGTATCTTTAAAAGATGATGAATGGGAATTAGCTGGGGAATGGATGTGGAACAATAGAAAACATTATAATGGGTTATCAGTATTAAATTATAATGGTGGAACATATAAACAAGCACCATTTGAAGATTGCACTAAAAAAGAGTATGATTCATTAATGAAAACACTAACCGACGTAGATATTGCTAACATAGTAGAATTAGACGACAATACAGATCTTTCAGGAGAATTAGCGTGTGTTGGCGGAGCGTGTGAAATAAAATAATGAGACAAGATGATTGGATAACCCAATTGGATATACAAGAAAAAATTAATTTACAAAAAGATTTTTATTGGGAAGATGGCATGATGATCATGACAAAACATTATCATTTAAAACGTGGATACTGTTGTACCAATGGATGTTATCATTGTCCTTATTAACTTGGATATTTAATTAAATTTCCTTATAATAATATAAAAATGAGTTTTAGTTTTCTAAATCCTACTAATGTAAATCGTAAAATGTTTTATAGATGTGTTTCTATAATATCAGATAAAGATGGAACAGAACTGCATATGTTAAATGACGCAGTAATGATACAATATGATAAAAACATTCATGACTTTTTATCATATTTAATTAAAGTTGGAGAACACTTAGAAGAGTATGAAAAATGTAGTCAATTAATTATACAACAAAAAAAATATAAAAAATGGTTATCTGTTAATTTAGAAACAGCAAGATCAATAGCCAAGTTATTAAAAAATTTAAAGTTAAAACATGACAACAAAGAAAACAATTGAACTAGTAAAAGAAGGTTTTGCTAACGGGGTTGCTCCAGGAGGCCCATTAGACGATAAAGCAAAAGCTGATATGATACAATTAGCAGCAAGACATTTT